GACCAGGAGCGGCGTGGCGGCATAGTTGCGGCAAGTTGCTTCACATCAATAAACCAGTCCTGCTCGCCCACGGGGTGTATAAGCGTTACATCGTGCCCCGCAAGTTGTAGAGTCTTTGCAAGGGAACACGCAACCTGCGGGATGCCGCCGCTAAAATAGCTATTAAGAAATCTTACAGTGATTCCAACCTTCATATGGTCTATAAGATGTCTTATGGGTGGTTTTTAAACCGACGAGGGTACCGCAGCCCTATTTTGCAAATCTTACCGATTTTGCTACCTTTGTCGGCGATGTTGTTGCTGGTTGCGCCGTTGCTGGTTGCGCCGTTGCTGGTTGCGCCGTTGCTGGTTGCGCCGTTGTTGCCGGTGCGGAATCTACCTTCGTAAACAAGAGATCTCTCCACGCCGCCATGTTCGTTGGATTGTTAACAGAAAACTGCCATGTAAGTTGTTTCGCCTGCGCAGCATACGCAAGTTTATTTCCTGTATGAAACTTAATAATCTTATCAATCATGTCGGCACCGCCCTCAAAGTCATTCTCATCATAATAATATCCATAGTCCTTGAATCGCTTAATATTATGTACAACAGGGAATCCCATCGTAAAAAACTCTAAGAAACTGTAATTGTATTCGTTGTTCACCTGGTGCATAATGACAATCGCTGATGGGAACGCTTTTACTAGATTTACAATATGCGCGCGCGGCGTAAGTTGTAGTTTACCGTCTCTATGCATAGTTATATAAGGCAGAATAGACGAAGTGTAATACATATTCTGCTTGAGTCGCTCACCATTAATCGCAATCACCTGTTCAACGCGTCCAGGAAATCGACGATAATACGCCTCCGCAACCATAATAGGAATCATTGAATTCTTCTGGAAACTGATATTCGGTTCCATAATTACAAAGGTGCGTGGAGTTTCCGGTCCAAGACCCTTGTCAGTATACACTTGCCCTAAATCCTGAATAAACATGGGATCCCAAAGATATGGAGCAATTCTGGTTTTCCCACAAAGGGCATTGATTGAACCGGCGTACTCCGCATGGAAATCGTAGTGGGGACTCACCCAAATCTCGTCAATCTCGCCTGCTACATGATGACTAAAATTTACATTCTTAAGGAATGTCATCGTTTCAATATCAATGTTGAGAATATTGCCAAGATATAGTTTTGAGACCTTTGAGCCCATAGAACGGAAAAAGCGGCGAATGCCTGGGTCACACGACATACCGATTTCAAGATAGGAGGAGACCGGAAATGGCGCAGCGGCGTACTCCTTAAAATCTAACATACGAAACTTCTCGTGGAGCGTGGCATCCTTATGATTTTGATTATTGTCCACCATCAGCCATGGCTTGAGTCCCATCACCTCCAACATGCGGTAAATAATATAGACATTTTGAAAAAGACCATTTGCCCAGATATGGTCATCTGGAATACGAATCGTCGTAAGAATCACATTTTGCCGATTATCCGTCGCCTTAATGTCATTCAGTCCAGGCGGATTTACCGGCTGTGCCGAAAGACCAAAGCCTGTACTAATGTTCGGAAAACTCATCGTTAGTGATTCTGGGGTTTATATGTTTAGACCGGTTCCGCAAAGCGACAGCCGCATTCTGTAAATTATTTACTGGCATCGTCCCGCCTGGGCAATCTCCGCGCCATTGCACATACAGGTCTGCGTCTTACAGACATCGCCGTTCTTTATCGCCGGTGGCAGCACATACTCATTCTGAAAGCCCTCCATCTTCTGGGTCAAGTGCCAGACCGCCTTGTGCGTAAAATGGTATAGGACCGCAAAGATTACACCATGCGTTAAAGCCACTACAAACTTAGAACCCTTAGGAGGAAGTGTAACGAGAATACCGGGCGTGAGGACAAGAAACAATAGCGCTGTGAACGCAGTCATCAAAGGATGGAACATCTCTACTATAAGAAGGGTTTAAAATCCTGTGCTTCTTACAATAAGGAGGAATGACATCCCGGTCCGGTGGGTTGATGGAACTTGTTGCTCGCGGCAAGAAGGATATCTTCTTTACCGCAAATCCTAAAGTATCGTTTTTTCACAGCGTTTACATGCGTTCGGTTCCCTTCACAAAGGAAATCTACATAACACAACCGCGTAACCAGCCTGATTGGGGGCGCTGGGTCGATTTTGATATTGACCATAGAGGCGATTTTGCGAAATACTTTTATCTACATATTGAACTTCCTACATGGCTGCCGCCGCTCGCTGTTGCTGCCAATCCTACCGGTCTTGTGACCGATGCGAGCGGGGTCACCTTTGGTTATACGAATAGTATTGGATTCCAAATGATCGATAAAATACAGTTGTTCCAGGACCAGGTCATTATTCATGAATACTACGGTGAATACTTAGCATGGAGACTGCGTCAAGAATCGGAGACAGGTAATGTATTTCTTATGAACGACGAAGTGGGTGCTCATATTGAAACACCCCTTGCTCTTGGACGCTCTGCCACCCTAGCACCGCTAAGAGTACCTATTCCTATTCTTGGTTCCCAGGGGCTCTTTGAGCCTGGATTGCCTTTAGTTGCCCTTCAACAACAGCGTTTCCGTATACGCATATATCTGCGAAAACTCACAGATGTTGTTACAGCGAGCGATGGACGGCTCAACCCGGCGCCGTGGGGTGGCAAGCCATTACTTATCCAAAGTGTGAAGGGAGGTCCTATTGATGCCACACAAGTTACACTCCCTTTGTCCAGTTTAGCGCCTGTTCAAATGTCCCTTGAATCGACGCAACTCTATTTACCTCGTGATGCCAATACATGGCTCAAAGCCCAGACATTACAGATTCCGTTTACCAATATTCGGCACGAACAGTTTACCATCGAGGACAATTCATTTGTTGCTGCATCGCCGCCCTATTCGGCAACTGTACAACTCCCGTTTACCATTGATATGATTGGTTCAGTGAGCCGTATGTTGGTGGGTCTCCGTTCTTATGCGTCCACGCAGGCAGGACAACTCTCAGTATTGACCGCGTTTGACGGTTCTCCATTCTTATCCAGTTTACGCCTGAATATTTCGAATATTGACCGCATCAAGCAGTGGCCAATCGCAGTCTTTCGTGAAGTGACCGGCTACTGGAAAAATATTCGTATGCCTCTTGATTATACTTATCCTGTACCCCAAGATGTATATAGTATTACCTTTGGCGGGTTTGATACGACCAATCCCGCTGGCACCCTCCAATTTACTCGCGCCGTTCTACCCGTTCTTTATCCTATCCTCGGTCCTATACCTATGGATCCGCGTAATAATAGCCGTAAAACGACTATGCTCACCTACGGCGAGGCATGGAATGTGTTCGAAATCAGGAACGGTAAGGGAATGATGATGTTTGATGATAGTTAAAGGGCGGAAAAAATTGAATCTGTTTGTAACGAGTATACGAATCGTACCCTCCTTACTTTCTTACAATGGCATCTATGATTTCTACGTCCTCCGTTCCTTCCACCGTTCCTTCCTCCGTTCCGTCCACTGCTCCCAGCCGGCGCCCTGTATCATCATTCGCTGCTGCGCAGCAGATTAAAAAGACGATTGAGGCGAAAGAGGCAGCGGAGTTGGTTGCAAAGTCTATGGCAGCGTTGGCGGTGGCAGCGCTAAAGGCGGAGCTATCCAAGACTACCGAGCGTGCCACAGTGCCCATTTGGGAATCTTCGCCCTCGCGTCGCTCCTCGGATGAGGAGTATCCAATTGAAAGCCCTGATGAAATGGACTATGAAACCTCGGTGGAGTATGCCGAGCATCTACGCTTTAATCGTGCTCAGCGAGAAAAGCAGCGCGTTCGTGATTATAGTAAGGATCTCTCCGAGGAGGATGAGGGAGAGGGTGATGAGGAGCGTTCGGTTTAAAAACCTCTTAATGTGAATAAGAAATGTCGTCTAAATACCAAAAAAATCTTGCTGCTCAGGTGGCAGCAGGCGTTCGTACCCAATATGTATACGATCTATCAGGTGTAAAATATCGTACTAAAAGTGACCTTCTTACCTTACAGCGGCAATGGAACACCTTTGAAAAAGTAGAAAACTACAATTTTACGATTTATTTAAAATTTTTAAGAGGTGATTTTGGACAAACCTGGTATCAGTTCTATAACAATACAGAAGTATCCGATTATCGTGTTGGACAACAGTTACATGTCAACCGCTATCCAAATCTACCACCAGAGATTTTTCAGTCTATTTCTCTTGCGCCCTTGCCAATTTGTACAAATGGCACCGGTCCTCCTGTATTCAAACAGACTCCGGCGCAAATTGTCTCTGCGCCAACGATGACCGAGGGTCAAAAAATAGAGAACAATGCCGATATGGCTATTTATATTCAAGTGAGTACTTACAATATTCTTCATAGTACATTTACATATCAATTTGCGAGCAATGAGGAGCAACTTTCATATTATCGTGCGGAGCGTCGTCTTTATGCGGCGGCGCAGGCGGCGCTACATCCACCAGCGATTGCGGGAGGATTTGCCGTGTAACACGATTACGGACATGCGGCTCAATAGGGAATGTTTCAAGAATTTTACGCCAAATTAGTAATTTACGTTGGCGTAAGATATCGTCCATTGGTATTTCTACCTTAGTTGGTAACGAATACTTCATTTTTTTCAATGAGTGTTACGAAGTGCTTCCATTACTTCGCGAATGTCACTGCGGTAGTTCACCTTCGCATAATGAAGGCAGCCGTTCTGTTTGGACATTAGATGCTTATCATTCTCTGGAATACGCTCTAGTTGTCCAATATATGTGGGCGATTCAGTATTATATGTGTAGACATGTCCGGTTTGCGAATTAATCAAGTAGACAATACCCTGTACAGATGCACGGATAAGTGTATCGGGTACAGGAGTATCCATTGTTATGCTCTTTAAGTTCTTGGGTTGTAAATGATTCATTTTTTTAGTTCTAGCCAAGGACTTTCACACCACCTCGTCCAAAGAAGGCGCTTTCAATAAGAAGTTTTAATTTATGCCAAGGTACACATGTTCCTACAATCTCACTATATATCGTACAGGCTACAATAAATGCGAGCAATATGATTGGTATATATGACATGACCAAATCTATAATAGGTTTCATCCTTACTATGATAGGTTGAAAAAATTGACGCGTCCTACCTACCCTTTTTTTGTTCGCATCCGCTTCCAAGTTTTCTTCTTACACAAATGTCTTCCTCCCTCTTCGCACAAACCCTCCTGCTCCTCGTTGAGGGCAAGTCCGTTCCTTCCTCCACAATTGATGCTCTTCGTGAGCTCTGTCCCGACGCAGTAGCAGCGCCTGTTTCTTCTGTGCCTGTCACTGAACCTGTCGCTACGCCTGTCGCTGCGCCTGTCACTGCGCCTGTCGCTGCGCCTAAGCCTGCCGCAAAGCCCAAGGTTGCCAAGCTCAAGCATGTAGTGCCGAAGCCTGCTGCTTCTGCTTCTCCTGCTCCTGCTGCTTCTCCTGCTGCTCCTGCTGCTCCTGCTGCTCCTGCTACTCCTGCTGCTCCTGCTCCTCCTGCTCCTCCTGCTCCTCCTGCTGCTCCTGCTTCTGCTTCTGCTGCCGCCGCAACCAACGCCGATCCGTGGCGCAACCACCCGTCACGCCTGAAGTCCATTAAGCCTGACTACTGTGTTGCGCGCCGCATCACAGAGAAGGACCATGTTGTCGGTACCGGTCCAAATGATCCTAGCCCCAATGGCAAGTTCTTCATTGAGAAGCAGTGTAGCACAAAGCTTACTGGAGGCGCGTCCGGGTCTAAGCTGTGCGAAAAGTGTGCCGGCTACGAGGCAGCAGTAAAGCTGAATCCCAAGGCAGGCAAGGGGAAGTGGTATGGTCGCCTTGACGAGGAATCCCTCTACCCACTCTCCTATGTTGTCGGCTGCTCGCATTTCCTCAGCAAGTACCCCAACGGCATCACCGGTGACTCGTTCCGCCCTGGTGACGCGTCTCCTTCTCCTCCTTCTGCTGAACCTACTGCTGCTGTCGCACCCGCCAAGACGGCGCGTGGCAAGAAGCCCGCGGCTAAACCTGCCGCCGTGGCAGTTGTGGAGACAGTCGCTGTAGATACGGTACCCAAGAACATGGATTGGTTAAACTTCATGTACGAGGGTCGCCTCCACATCCGCAATGCAAAGACCGGCAAGACATACTACGCCGACAGCCAGAAGCACAGCCTTGAAGAGATGGCTATCAAGGAACATTATGTTGGTCGCTGGGTTGACGGTGCACTTGAGCTCGACGATGATAGCGATGACGAGTGAGCCGCTGCGGGTGCCGCTGCGGGTGCCGCTGCGGGTGCCGCTGCGGGTGCCGCTGCGGGTGCCGCCGCGGGCATTCATCTAAAAAAACATAAATACGACAAAGTAGTAGAGCCTGTAATGTCAGGAGCGAATAATAGAACACTTAATGTGGACAGTCTTTTTGTCCGTAATATCTATTTCAAAGATTACGCAAACAATCCGATTCCCGCAAATCAGCTCCTCGTCTCCCGCGGTGACGGCGGAACCTACTTCGGCAATCTTCCCTACTCCACCAACTCCACATTTTACCAAGCAATTAACGAAGTCGATGCTCCCACCGCTGATGGGGGCACGTACCGCTTAGTCGCTTCCACTGCTTATAACACTTTATTGCTGGAACCTGGTGCCGGTATGCAATTTTATTCCAATAGTCAAACCGGCGGTCTTATTGTTTACAATACAGGTCCCGAACAAATTGTTGCAGGCGGACAGTCACTTCCATTCAGTACGCTCACAGATGAACTTGTAGGCGGACGCACGCTCTTTTTCCAGGGAAAAAACGATATTAGTGTCTATATATCCGATACGACAGTTGTATTTGATTCTATAACAAATACCAATATCAGTAGTATTGTTGAACTACAGAGTACAAGTATTGGTTTAGAACAAGAATTTTCTACTACAAATGGATATCTAAATAGCAGTATTAACACCATTAATGTGCTTTTCTATTCCACAAATCTCTATTATCTTACATCTACGCTCAACGCTCAATACGCTCTGGTTGAAGGATTATCTACCTATTTTTTGGTGCCAAATCAAATCAATATCTCTACTGTATCCACAACGAATCTTACACTTAACCAAAATGTAATACATGATATCCCACTCAGCAATAGTATATATGACCCATGCGCCGTTTACGCAAACAATACCCTCATTTCCACAAATACCGATTTTTTAACCTTTACAGATCAGTTCACAAATGTCACCTTTGCAATTGATAAGGAGTATCTCTATGCCAAATCAACACTCTATTACGGTCCTTCAACAAGTATAGTAACCAAAGGACAGCAGGTTCAACTCGGTTGGTTTCCAGGTCTCTCCACTCAGGGCTCGAACACACAGTCTCTACGCTCGCAATTTGTTCCCTTTGTCCAACAGATTCAAGTTATGGATTACATTGTCTCTACCAATAATGTATCAACTGTTGACAATTACTACTTTCAGAATATTGGTAAATTCGACCAAATCTGTGCACCAAGTAATCTTATCCTATCCGCTAAGAATGTCTATACGAGCAGCATTTACTTGAGTACAATCAATGGTCTCTCAGTACTCGCCAGCGGAAGCAACTATAGCGACTATCTATACTGGAACGGAAGCAACTGGACGATAGGATATTCCACAATTCATATTGGCGACCAGGCGGGCGGAGATAGAACGCAAGGTGAAGGGGCAATCGCAATTGGTGCCGCCGCCGGTCAATCAAATCAATATCTAGGAACCGTTGCGATTGGTCAACAAGCGGGTCAAAGCACACAGAAATTTTACGCAGTGGCTGTCGGTTATCAAGCCGGTCAGTATTCGCAAGCTAACCAGACTGTTGCGATAGGATTTCAAGCAGGTCAGTATAATCAAAATACCGAAGGGTCTATTGCGATTGGTGAACTAGCAGGAGCAAGTAATCAAAATGGAATTGCGATTGGTTCCTTGGCAGGTGCTGTAAACCAAAACGGCGGAATTGCTATTGGTACTTTAGCAGGAGAATTTAACCAATCAGGTATTGCTATTGGTAATAGTGCAGGTTTTATAAATCAAAGTACTGCTGCTATTGCAATTGGAGTTTCAGCAGGTTATCAGAATCAAATGCCTAACACTATTGCAATTGGCTCTAACGCAGGCACAACTGGACAAACCGATAATTCTATTGCTATAGGTGCGTATGCAGGTTATTCGAATCAAAGCCCTAGTTCGATTGCGGTTGGTTTTGCCGCCGGTTCAAACAATCAAAGCAATAATTCGATAGCAATTGGTAATTCAGCAGGTCAATCAACACAGGGAGCTTACAGCGTTGCTATTGGTAACTCGGCAGGTCAAATTACACAAGGCTCAAACACAGTAGCGATTGGTAATAGTGCAGGCAAAACTAATCAAGGCTCTAACGCGGTTGCCATCGGCTACGCTGCGGGCTCAAACAATCAAAGCACGAATACTATTGTGATCAATGCGTCTGGCGTAGCACTCAATTCTGCAGTCTCTAGTTCACTCTACATATCACCGATTCGCAATGATGAGTCCGTAACCTCTGGATTCTTACACTACAACTCTACAACGCATGAAATCGTATTTAATTCACAGGGTGGAAATAATGGAGGAAATATATATGGCTCTACAATTTATGTAAGTTCTATTACAACGAATATTGCATCACTCTCCTCATTAACTGTCAGTAGCATTAATGGCTTACTGACTCTATCCGCTGGAACCTCTTACGGCGACTATCTCTATTGGAATGGCACAAACTGGGTGATTGGTGATACAAATGTTGTTATTGGTGGAGGAGCAGGGCGCACGAATCAAGGTGCACAAGCAATTGCTATTGGTGTATCTGCAGGTTCAAACAATCAAGGTACACAAACAATTGCTATTGGTGTATCTGCAGGTCCAAACAATCAAGGCACACAAGCAATTGCTATTGGCGCATATGCAGGTTCAAACAATCAAGGATTGACTGCGGTTGCTGTTGGAAACCAGGCAGGACAAGAAAGTCAGGGCTCTAATGCAGTTGCAATTGGCAACTTAGCGGGTCAAAATGCACAAGGCTCGAACGCAATTGCTATTGGTTATGCAGCAGGTGCAAACACCCAAAACAACAATACAACTGTTATCAATGCAACTGGCGCGGAACTCGATACATCATATCCTAATGCTTTATATGTTGCTCCTATTCGTAACGACGAATCTGTAAAAGTTGGATTCTTACACTATAATGCCGCAACAAATGAGATAGTTTATAATGCACAGGGTGGCAGCGGCGGCGGTGGAGGCGGTGGCAGTCTGCCCAGTACAGCTGTAAATCGCGGCGACTACCTATACTGGAATGGCGCCTCATGGGTCACTGGCTTTTCCACAATTAGCATTGGTGATAGGGCAGGTGGAGATGGCGCTCAAGCAAACAACGCTGTTGCCGTCGGTGGAGCCGCCGGCAATTATACTCAACGATCAAATGCAGTAGCGGTCGGTTTTGCGGCGGGCTACAGCAATCAAGGAGCGTACGCCGTAGCAATTGGTACTTATGCTGCTCAATATAATCAAGGAATTAGCTCAATTGCCATAGGCATTAATGCAGGACAAAGTAATCAATTGAGATCAGCTGTTGCGATTGGTAATAGTGCAGGGCAGAGTAATCAAGCCTCAAATGCGGTTGCAATTGGTACTACTGCAGCTATATTAAGCCAAGGAGCAGCCTCTGTTGCTATTGGTCAACAAGCAGGACAGAGTAATCAATTAGGATCGGCTGTTGCGATTGGCGTTCAGGCAGGTCAATCTACACAAGGAATTTATGGAATCGCGATTGGGAACACTGCTGCACAATTTTCTCAAGCAACTAATACTGTGGCTATTGGTAATTCGGCAGGTCAAAGTAATCAAGCCGATTATGCGATTGCTATAGGTTTTCAAACAGGTCAATCTACACAAGGATATTTCGCAGTCGCGATTGGACGCACTGCAGCACAATTTTCTCAAGGAACTAATTGTGTAGCTATTGGTGCTGCTGCAGGAAATAGTAACCAAGGATTACTGTCACTTGCTATAGGTGCATTCAGCGGTACATCAAACCAAGGACAGTATGCAGTATCTGTTGGTGGATTAGCCGGTGAAAATACTCAAGGGCTGGGCGCAACAGCGGTTGGCTATGCTGCAGCTCTATCAAGCCAAGGAGCATATGCAGTCGCGATTGGACGCACTGCAGCACAACTTTCTCAAGGAACTAATTGTGTAGCTATTGGTGCTGCTGCAGGAAATAGAAATCAAGGATCAAATGCGATTGCGATTGGCTACGCTGCCGGCTCTAATAACCAAAGCACAAATACTATTATAATTAATGCGACTGGTGTAGAACTCAATTCCGCAGTCTCTAGTTCACTCTACATTGATCCAATTCGCAATGATGAGTCAGTAACCTCTGGATTCCTACACTACAACTCTACAACCAAAGAAATCGTATTTAATGCTCAGGGCGGCGGTGGCACCCTTATCTACACCTCTACACTATACGCAAGTTCAGTCACAACAGCCACTGCGTCTATATCATCCCTTGTAGTTAGTAGCATTAATGGACCTGGTAGTAACGGAAACTTTATTTATAATGCAAATGGACTACTTGGAGCAACTTCAAATGTCAACATTGTACCAATCTTTCAAACAAGTACAGTTGTATTTGCACAAAATACTGGAAGTTTTAATTACTTACCGGCGCCCGCAAATTTTACAACAAATAATGGTGGAGTGTGGACATCATCTTTAATATTTGCAAATTATGCTTCTAATTTTCTTCCTTTCCCTTATTTCAGCGCTGGTCAAAATACACCAGGTTATTATTCATATTATACAAACGGTGGTCAAATAAACGCCTTATTTAGTTTTAAGCCATTTGCATATCTTGATGGTAATGTAAATTCGGCAGCTGCTGTTGTAGGATTTTCAACGTCTTTAGGATATTACACAGTAGGAGATTACGAGCTTTCGGTAGGACTTAGAAGTACAATATTATATACTCCATCTGGTTCATTTGTATTTGGACAGCCTTTACCTGATAATAGTACTTGGCAAGTACAACGAACCAGTAATAGTTTAGTATTTCAATATAGTTCAATTACAAATAATTTTAGTACAGTGTATACCGTTAATAATATTAATATATATGACACCGCACAATTATATATACTTAATAATAACAACTATGGAACGGCATACTTGGGAAGTTGGCAGGTATCTGCATTAAATCAACTTCAAAGTTTTAATGTAGCATGTGCAGCACAATTTAGCACACTAAATGCAACATACGGCACTGTTTCATCACTAACTGTAAGCAGTATTGGTTCAGTATCGCTCGCTGGAGATATTGATATGAAATTGAATAATATTAAAAATATAGGAAGTAGTGAATATTCGGTGCCTCCATTTACCTTTTCAATTACCCCAACATCAACTATAACTTCAGGATCGTATACGTATTTTGTGTGTAATTCAAGTTGTACTGTTTCATTGGCAGCTAATCTAACAAATGTTGTATATTACGCCATAGGCGGTGGCGGCGGCGGCGGATCAGGTTATCAGAGTGGAGGAGGAGGAGGAGCAGGAGGATTACAAACGAACGATCCAGCCATATATTCATCTCTTACACTTTCATCATTACAGTACAATAATAATTTTCTACAATTGACAAATGGGCAAACATATACTATTACCATTGGAACGGGAGGAGGATCAGCTACAAACGGAACAAATACAACATTTATATCAGGAGTATCTACATTTGTGACTGCAACTGGAGGAGGAGCAGGTGTTCCTGATGGAAGTCCTGGTGCAAGTGGTGGGTGTGGAGGAGGTGGTGGAGTAATAAATAATGCAGGAGGAACAGGGTCGCAGGGATTTAATGGAGGAGCAGGAGGACCTCTGGCACAAAGTAGTACTTTTCCTTGGAGTTCAGGAGGAGGTGGTGGAGGAATTAGTACATTAGGTGTAGCTGGTAATTATTATAATCAGGGAGGACCAGGTGGTGTGGGATTGACGATTATTAGCATACCATGTGGATACGGAGGACGAGGTGGAGCCACGGATTGGTATGTTCAGAATCCCACCACAGGGGCAAACGCAACGACTCCTGGGTCAGGTGGAGGAGGAAGCGCATTATTTAATGCGGGAGGTAATGGTGCCTCAGGTATATTTATTCTTGGAATTCCTACATCCCAATTATACAGCCGCCGGTATGGTATTGTCTCAATTGACACAAATAGAAATCTCGTAATCTCTACACCCACAAATATTGTATTGTCAGGAATTTCAGGACCAAATAACAATTCTCCGTTTGTCCTCACATATAATTCCACCTCGGGTATTGTAAATTATACTACATTAACTAATTCTAATTCTCTTGCTTCTGCTTCTACAATTGCCTATGGTACTGCCGCGGGATCCATTACACAAGGAGACAAAGCAATTGCGATAGGTTATTATGCCGGTCAATCAACACAACAATCAAATGCGATTGCTATTGGAAATTCTGCCGGCTTACTCTACCAAAGCACAGGAGCGATTGCCATTGGATATCAGGCTGGTTTCTCTACGCAACAATGGAATGCAATCGCGATTGGTTATGATGCTGGACAATACAACCAAGGAATTTTAGGACTTGCGATTGGTAATGCGGCAGGTCAACAGTCTCAAGGATCAAACTCTGTAGCGATTGGTAATGCGGCAGGTCAACAGTATCAAGGATCAAATTCTGTTGCCATTGGCTGGGCTGCTGCCAGTACCATGCAAAATAGATATGCCGTGGCAATTGGTACAAGTGCCGCTCAAAGTAATCAAGGAACATTCGGTATTGCTATTGGAACAAATGCTGGTGCAAATTACCAAAGTACACAATCAATTGCTATTGGAAATTCTGCAGGAGCTTTCAATCAAAGCCTTCGTTCAGTTGCAATTGGTACTTTGGCTGGACAGGTGAATCAAGGAGGATACGCAGTCGCAATAGGATATAGAGCGGGTGATAATTACCAACATAATAGTTCAATTATTCTTAATGCCACGGGTAATTCTCTAAATACACTGTCAACAAATTCGTTCTATGTTTCACCGATTCGCAATGACGAAACAATCACTTCAGGTTTCTTACATTACAATACTATGACAAATGAGATCGTGTACAATGCGCAAAATGGAAGTGCGATTGTTAATAGTAGTATAACCCAAACACTCGTCCCAAATACAGATAATGTATATGATATCGGCACATCAACCCTACGCATTCGCCATATCTATGTAGGTCCTAGCTCTCTAACAATTGGTACTGGGGCTATCTACGCTGATGCTAGCGGAAATCTATATACTGCAAATAGCACAGGTACAACACTATATATCGGTGGTACGAACCAGTTTTCAACCGTCTATACATCATCGCTTACTGCAAATACACTCAACAATGTAACATTTTATACATCGAGCCAAAGTTTAACAATAGGAACTTCATTTGGTTACACCAAACAAGGAGCCAATGCAACTGCAGTTGGCTCACTTGCCGGTTACACATATCAAGGATCGAATGCAGTTGCGACTGGCATAGGTGCGGGTTACTCCTTTCAAGGAGTCAATTCCGTATCTATTGGCGCCTACGCAGGAAATGTGAATACAATATCAGTTGTTCCTGGGTCAACATGGAGCAGTGTTACATCGTCTGTAACTGCGTCGTATTATGGTATAAGTGTATCAGGAAACGGACAATACCAATTGGCTACTGCAACTAGTTATGTGTATAGCTCATCGAATTACGGATCAAACTGGACGGATATTACATCAAAACTTAGCGGATCAGAGTTTCAAGGTGTATCGGTTGATTACAGCGGTCAATATCAAACTATATGTGTATTTGCTGGTCCAGTCTATGTATCTATAAATTATGGTGCCACTTTTACATCAAATCAAGGAAATGCACCCTGGGAAACAGTCTCTATATCTGCAACAGGTCAATATCAAACTGCAATTTCTGAAAATTACGGTGCTGATAATGGTGGTATATTCACTTCAGTAAATTATGGAAGTACATGGACATCAAATACAGGTGTACCAACGGGTGTTGCTTGGCAAGCTTTAGGGGTGTCTGGATCCGGTCAATATCAAACTGCTGCTATATATGGACAAGGTGTATATACATCGTCGAATTATGGTAGTAACTGGACATCAAATGTATCTGCACCGGTCGGCAATTGGAATGGCGCATCTATATGCTCAAATGGTCAGTATCAAACACTTGTACAAAATAACGGCGGTGGCATTTTTACATCTGCAAATTATGGTGTTACTTGGACATCGAATACATCGGCACCATTTGCATCATGGACTCGTGTATCAGTATCACAATCTGGTCAATACCAAAGTGCCGTTCAATATCCAGGTCGTATATTTACCTCAACTGATTACGGTAGCACTTGGACATCAAATGCCTCTGCCCCATCTTCGAATTGGAACGGTATATCTATATCTGCAGATAATACATATCAGGCGGCAGTCGTATATAATGGTAAAGTCTATGTAAATCAAGGAATAACTGGATTAGAAGGAAATAATACAGTCGCAATCGGTGCGTATGCCGGTTATTCAAATCAACGCAATGCCTCAATTGTTATTAATGCTACAGGTGCTATTCTCAATAGTGCGCTGCCAAGTTCTTTCTATGTTGCGCCTGTTCGCTTTGACTCCACAATTACACTGTACAATGCTCTAGTATACAATAGTACTACGAAAGAAATCACCTACAATAGTGGAAAAACATTCGTCATTGACCATCCTAAGGATGAATCTAAATACCTTGTTCATGCGTGCTTAGAGGGACCTGAAGCCGGTGTATACTACCGTGGTACTGGCACGATTGCCGATCTCGAGTCCAGCGTTACAATAACTTTACCTGATTATGTAGACGCATTAGCGACGGAATTCACTGTCCAGGTGACACCTATCTACAATGGCGGTGTGCGCACACTCAATGTGTCCAGGATATCTAACAATCAGTTCACGGTATACGGTGATAGTGGTGAATTCGACTGGCATGTCTATGGTCGCCGGTTGGTTGTTGATGTGGAACCTAAAAAATCAGCGGCGAATGTGCGGGGCGAGGGTCCTTACCGCTGGATCGCTTAGGCAAGCATCACTGACTCCTCGTCGTCTTCATCCTCCTCATCCGAAATATCCATCGACTTATCACCAGCGTAGAGCATCGTGTAGGCGCGCGCCTGCTCTTCATATGCTGCCTTATCCTCCTTGTACTGCTGCGCAATATCTGGCATCAGTGGATCACTTGGGTTGGGATCCGTAAGTAGACTGAGCACCGATAGGAGTACCTTAGAAATCGTGAGCGCAGGGCTCCACTGACTCTTCAAAATATCAAGGCAAATGCCACCACTTGCGTTGATATTTGGATGATAAATCTTTGTCTTAAATTGTAGGTGCGGTACCTTGAAAGGGTACTCAGTAGGAAAGTGAATATTTAGTTTGAATACGCCGCCGGCGAATGGACTATCCGCGGGTCCCATAATCACGCCCTCCCAATGAAACATATCATCCCCTACTGGTCCCGCCGAGCAGCCTGCTGGTGGGTCCTTTCGTAGATCATCAAGCTCCTTTAGAATACGACGTAGTGCCATTGTTGCATTTTCTATGGTAGAAAAAGCAACATCAAATTTTTTGTATTTACTCGGTTTCCAACATAGGCGTTAACCATGTCTGGCGCTCCGCCTCAGGAATACGATATTCATTGAAGATTTCTGCTGCTGCTGCGGCGCGCTCTTCCACGGGTCGGTTCAAGAGAGTCGCAAACTTTGCCTGGAACGCCTCACGCGGTGGTGCCTCATTCTGTAGCAATGCCGTAATTTCTGGATCATAGGCGTAGAGTACATTTACAAGATGCGTCATCTTACCATTCTCGCACATACCAACACCCTCAATCACCTCCTGTGCTAGCCGACGAACAAGTTGCTTACGCTCTGCGTGTATCTTGATATACATCCATACACGGTCAAGAACATCGCCGTATGCCGCATTGAACGCTTGTATATTGTAATAGTCATTGGTAATTTCCATAGTACATTGCTCTTTTGCCCGTGGACTAAATTTTACTGCGGTTTTATCATCAAAGGCGAGCAGAATCTCTGCCAAGGTTTCCTGGGTGGCATCGACGGAACGCGCTATAAGAATAGGAATTGCTTTCCTCGTTCCATCCTGTACTGATGAACGGTGGGTGCTTTGAATATCGCGAGCAAAGGCACGAAGATCAATGCCGCCCTCTGGATCACGGCGGAAGTTTGCGCCATGAACTGCTTGTACAGCGGGATTTTGTAACTGTTGTGCTGCTTGCGCTGCTGCTGCTGCCTGCGCTGCTGCCTGCGCTGCTGCTGCCTGCGCTGCTGCTTCTGCTGCTGCACGCTCCTCCTGACGCCTCCTAACCGCCTCTTCACGCACTCTATCACCAATCTTCAATGAAGTAATAATGTTATAGGTTGGAAACGGTCCTAAAGCAGTTTGCAATTCCTGAAATACATTATTTTTATCATTGTCTGGAATATCGTTCCACTCCAATTCGTCCACATTAAAGTACGCTAAATTGATGACACCGGTAACTGCCCTAAGCAAAGGTGACCATCCTACATGCTGAACCGAGGACTTTTTTACAGCACAATACGCCTGAGCAAGCAGATTCGTTGGTACATGGAGAACGACCCATAAATCTGCAATTAGCCGTGCATACCTATGAAAGTCATCAGGTGATCCTGCAGGTGCACGATCCTGTCGTAAAATATTCTCAGTAAGCCTGACTGCTCGCGCCGCCGCTCTTTCCGCCTCCGCTGCTGCTGCTGCCTCCGCTGCCTGTGCTGCCGCTGCCGCTACTCTTGCTGCCTGCGCACCGTGCACTCCGCATAAACCATTGTAATTTACACTCGCGTTTTTTGTACAAGGATTGCCTGCGGCAGTCGTCGCTGTACATATAGGCATTATAGTTGTATTAAATTGAAGAATCTTAGATAGATTCTTCAATTTTTTAAAAAGAGTCATTACCAATAACATCCGCCCTCTACTTCTTTTGCACCCGTTGGCGTCTCTTCCGTCTCAGGAAACACCCATGCATCATTGAAAAATTCGGATATAGTACCGTGTGTGAGCCATCGGTGCCCCTTGATTCCAAACAATATCTGTGTAGCACCACCAGTATGAATAGACGCGATATTCTTCTCTTTGAGTGCGTAACATATAGGTAAGGAAAGGGCACCACAGCCAATAATAGCAAAATGTGCTCCCGTCTCTTCCACCTGTCGTACAATATCCGCAACTGCAGCACGCCAACCGCCCTCTATAATCTTCGCCGACCAACGACCCGTTGTTGCCGATAAATATGGGCTGTATCCTGCGCGTACAGGAATGATTGCCGGTGGTCGTGGATTCCAAATAGGATTGGCACCCCATACCGCCTCTTTACGCGTCCATTGATATTCAATACTTTTGTAAAAAGGAGACACTACCGCCACCTTACGGTCCTTCGGTAGCATATAGGTCCACCGCTGTTCAAGGTCTTCAATATAATACGGCTCCAATGCTCTTAGAGGAAACTGTGCTGCCTTACTTGCAAATGTCCTAAGAATTGCCTTTTCTATATTCGTATTTATAGGATTCCATGCGGCAAAGCCGTCGCATGCGGGCAATACCTCTGTAAGCATATGTTTTGCCCAGGCATCCATCGCAAGATCGGTCGCAGGAAACAACCCTCCATTTCGCGCAATATTTAACTTTATATTTTGCGGATATGCGCGGCGCTGTGCATCTTGGCGATAATGCGTATAAAAAATAAGCACATCTAATTCCGATGTTCCTATCTTTCCAACAAAAAATGGTTTATGTGATTGAATCTTATTTACAATAAAGGCGGCACCCTCTTCTAGATTCATATCTAATTTATCTAGTATAGTTCTCTTAAAATAGATACCTATAGTAAGATGGGTTCAAATAAGAACCAAAATAAGACAATGAAAAAGCCCCGCGCTTTATGTCAGTGCTACAACTCACAAAAAGCACCCTGTACGCGTACAGCAGTTGAGGGCAGTCCTTTCTGTGCCCAGCACCAAGACTGCAATGGTTCACCTTTATCGGGCTCCGAACCGGTCCGTGATGTTGCCCTCTACAATAAACCGTCGGTTCGTCGGTGCCATAACTGCTACTCATACGCAATGCATGTGTATGATCCTAAGGGCGAAGAATTATGTAAAAAGTATGGTAACTGTCGTAACTTTTTCCATCAACCCGGTGCGAAAACGGGGCACCGCAATGCGTTAAATAAGGAGGAGCGCCGCTCATGCCCCGTTGTGGAAAAACTTATGATGGGGGATATTCCTGAGGTGACAAAGACATCATTTGATGCGAAGTGTCCTGCCGGAATGAGTAAGGTGGCAGCGGTCGTTGATAAAGGTGTAGATTATCACTGGTATCGTCAAGATCGTGATGGCTATTGGAGTCATAAGGATGGCTCCAATAAGGTGAAGACTTTTGATGCACTCAAGAGTCCTATTTTTAACCCCGAACTCGCGTCCCGCGATTACCGATGGCAGGGGAGCGATCTGAATTACGAGGACTTCTGCGGGTTTTATTGTGTCCCACGGGACCATCCGGTCGTTTTAGGGCGAGGCGTGAACGCACCTGCGGCTGCTGCTTCTGCGGCGGCGGCAAGGACACGGAAGGCGGCACGGGTGCAGAGACGGACCCAGAGAGGTCGGCGCTCTCAGCGGCAGCGACAAGCACAGCAGGGACGGGGTTATGACATTCGGCTGAACTCTCTACCTGGCTGCCCCCCTTCTCCGCAGACGGGAGGTCGCAAGACGCGGAATCAGCGTGGGAAGGGCTATGATATTCGGCTGAACTCTCTGCCTTCATGCCCTCCTCAGGGAGGTCTTGGTCTGTCGTGGACTGATTATCCTCCTCACTCAACGGACGCATTGCGAAAACAGTACTTGTAGGATACCAAAATTTTAAGGCATCCCGAAAGGAAACACGCTTTGAAGGATTGTAGGAAAGCATCTGTCGCATAAGATCAATAAAGCGCTGATGAGACTGCTGATAAAACTCTGTTCGTATTGCCAATGGCTCCATGAGACATTCGTAGTAATGTGTTAACCACCGCATCGCAAATAGCCAAACCTGCTCTGCCTCGGTATTGAGTGGCGCGAATCCATTCTGACCCGAACCCAACATTCCGTATTCAACCGGTGATAGATAAATGCGCACCATCGATTCAATAATTTCAAACGCTTCGTTCTGGGTATCTAACAAATGAATCTGTGTCTGTAATGGTACACTCTGTTGTATTCCCAATATACGATGCCGTTCAGGTGCTGCCGTTTTACGCGGAGACCATACTGGTAATACTGGAATATGTTCCCAACCGCTATCCTTTCGCACAAATCTCTCCAAATCTGCCGTAAAATCTCGCTCAAACCCGTGTAGGTTCATTTGTCATAGCAGCGTTTTCTACGATTGAAAAATAACCGCACGAAAGTAAGGGAAATGCTTTGGGAATCAATGATTTACGCAGCCGTTGCGCTGCTTATTATAATTGTTGCTTGGGAATACCTTCGTAATAACATGATGCTTGAAGGATTTACTGACGGTGTTGTGCCAGAGTATTTCGGTAAGTTCTTTCCACGCCGCTACGATGTTGTACCGGGCGAGATGCGCGAAGTGGATGGCTGGATACGCAATCCCCGTTACTTTGAAGGGTATGTGGATGTACAACGCCTTGGCTACAAGGGTGATTTCTGTCGTGTTGTTGAGAAGGAAGGACTACCCGATTCTCGTATTATGGCGTGCGCACTCGCCGGTCAGGAGGGTCTCGACTCCTTCACCTATCGTACCGACTCTATGCGCGCTGGCACTAAATTTAGTCGCGATGATTACTTCAGTGATGTAAATGGCGACGGCAAGGATGACTATGCCCGTATTTTAAAAATAAAAGATTCTCCCAATGATGCGTGGCAGGCTATGGCAATTCTTGCTGGCAACACCCGTTTCAAACAGGGCGAAGAGACTCCTGATAACGATCCACCCGTTGATATTGCTGATTTACTCTTCTTCTTTGAGGGTATTATGGTATGGTACCGTTTCTACGACGATATGTTGGATTACGGTGAGAATACCCAAATTAAGATTGCTGGCGGAATGAAGATTGATGAAGATCCTAAGAAAACGGTAACCAAAGGACTCTCTATGAACCGTCTGCCGACTGCCGATATCGAGGTGAAGCCGCCTGCAGACCAGTTCATTAAAATCGGCGAAAATGCCCGCCTAGAATTTGATTCCAAGGTTCAACTCCGCCAGTTACGCGCCGTTAGCGTCTGGGTATACTTTGATGAATTTACGAATAATGCTCGTATCTTTGATTTTGGCAATGGTCCAGGGCATGACAATGTAATACTCGGTATTGAGGCAAAGGGAAATGTGGATCCCGCATTTGGTCTTCTCAATAGCCGCCCTGGTGACGACAATAAAGTCTGTAATTCGCGTGCACCCGCCGAAGTTTCGCCCCAAGAATTCATGGCAACCACCGAAGCAAATGTGAGCGAATTTGACTGCCCTGGTCCCGAGCCCGTTCAAAATACCTACCCTGAAGATGAGATTCATCCTGGTATTGATCCTCGTGCAAATTTATTGTTTGAAATCTGGGATACCCAACAACGCAAAATGCGGCTGCGTGCTATGAACGCTATCCCTTTGAAAAAGTGGACACATATCGCATTGACAACGACGGACGCCACGAATTTCCGCCCCACCTGGCGCATATATGTGAACGGCAAAATGGTCTTGGAAGAGCTGGACGGATTCATGCCGCTCAAATCGTACACAACTAGCAACTATATTGGTCGTAGTAACTGGGAAACAGAGTCTCAGGCGTTTGAAAATCCTGATGAGCGGTTGCGCGGAGCGTTATTTGATTTCCGCCTGTATCGTCAGCCGATGAGCGAAGGTAAAATAGATAAAACATACCGTTGGGGACATAAGAAACTTGGTATTCAGGACCCTAAGCCGCTGGTACCGGCAAGTAGTGAGGGCTTCCCTTACCCGCCACCGGCAATTGTACCACCGACAAAATTTGAGGCAATTCCTGTGCTGGACCCGCCGGCAACCATCAACTAAATACTATTGTGAGTTCTACTCCTTCGGTTTGAAGGGAGCACGGCGCTTACTCTTAATCCCCGCCGAATAGAGCGCTGCAAGGTCCGTAGCGGTAATCGTCTCTGCGTTGGATGTCGCTGGAAACTTTACAAATGTTTTCTTAATAAGAGTATGTTTGTAGAAATAGAGCCCGTAAGGTCCCTTTTTGATCATATAGTCACCGACTTGACGAGAGAACGCTGTTTCCGTTGTGGCGAAAGAAATCTTCGCCTCTAGTTTCTCTTTAATTTGTTCCAGCGTTTCGTCGCCCTTCAGGCTCACATTTGTAGTACCGCAAATAACATACCATCCGTAGGGTCCCTTCTTTTTACGGATTTCCTGGGTTTCTAACATCCCAATCAATTCACCTGCGGCGGCTATGGCGGCGTTTGCGAATGCCGTTGTCGCATCAAGCAGGGTTGCGGTTTCAAAGGTCGTGGACGGTGGCACGGCGGCAAAGGTCGCTTTTGCGTCGGCGGGGGCGCCGGGGGGCGGCTCCTTCATAAAGAGGGGACCCTTACGGCTTAAAATTACCTTTATGTTTTCGGCGAGGACACGCTCTTTTGCTGCTTTGCTGGCAGCGGCACCACCGGTGGTCATTGTTTGGTAGCGTTCTTTGTAGGTGTCCCAGGTCTGCTGGAGGACCGACTTCCACGGCTGTTCCGCTTTTGCTACGGCGTCCAACTTCTGCTCCATTGCCGCCGTAAATTCGTAATTGAATAGATCGTTATATTCGCGGGACAGGAACTCGCTCACCGACTTACCGAGTGCGGTGGCACTGAGCTTATTCTTATCCGCGCCGACTTTGTGATGCTCTAATGATTGGTTTGGCGGCCACTGGTTGGGGCTCAGGGAGAGATGGTGACTATCCTGCGTCTTGCCGTCGGTGTTTGTCTTCTCTACATAATTGCGGTCCATGATGGTGGTCACAAGGGATGCAAAGGTGGAGGGACGACCAATGCCCTTCTTTTCCAGCTCGGCAATCAGTGATGCTTCGGTGTAGCGTCCCTTCGGCTTCGTAAACACCTCGTCCGCCTTGAGGGTGGTCCAGTTTAGAAGGGCGTTTTGGACGAGCTTTTGCGCCCAGTATAGCCACTCCGCCTGGTCCTTGGCGTGTCGTTCTGGATCCTGCTTTTCTAGAATCTTATAGCCGGCAAAGCGGAGTTTCGTCTGTTCAGTGGTCCATTGACGAGTAGGGTCTGCCGTAAGTGCAAGGGTCGCCTTGCGCACATCGGTCTGTGAGGGGGACATTTGGCTCTGTGTGGCACGGCGCCAGATAAGGGCGTAGACCGTCTTTTGCGTATCGTCCTCAATCGGCGGATTGGGGGTTTCAGGATGCGTGGGTCGTATCGCTTCGTGCGCCGCCTGTGCTTCTGGAGGCGCAGGAGCATCTGTGGCTTTTGTCTTTTTCGCTTTGGCAGGGACTGCTGTTGCTACTGCTGCTGTTGCTACTGCTGCTGTTGCTACTGCTGCTGTTGC